GCTATTTTTAATAAATAGGTGCCTGCTTTGTATAAAATTACACCTAAAAATAATGCGGCAATTATGGGAAAACCTAGCTCTGATATTGCTGCTGTTAAAGACTTTATCTCCATGCAAATTTACCAAAACAAAAACTATGTTTTAAATTTATCTTTAGCCGCTTTATAATCTGAACGTGCTGTTACTAAATTAATATATTTTTCTTTATCAGACGGAACACTTGAAACTGATTCATCCTCAAACAATATTGGGTCGTATTCTTTTCGCATTAGTTTATAACCTTTAGCAATGTTGCCTCTTACCATATTTTGCAACCAGTCATCTATTCCAGAATCGCCAATAATAAACCCATTATCTTTCAATAATTTTTGGTCATCATCAGATATTTTAAAAGTTAAAGTTATTGCCATTGTATTACCTCTCTAAAACTCTAATTTATTTTTTTCTTCCATATCTTTGTAGTCGCTTCTAGCAAGTACTAATTTAATTAGCTCTGGTTTTGTCATAGGAATATCATCTGTAAAGTCAGAATCATTAGTTAGTTTATTTGCCCATTCTGTCCTAAATTTTGTCCAACAATTTTTGATTTTGTTTTGTAACAACCATTGTGCGTTTGCATCAATATCAATAATGTAATGCAACAAACATTTTTCATCTATGTCACTTATCGAAATTGTAACTGTTTTTTCTGCCATTTTTTTTCCTATGCTAAGAGGTGTCCAGAAAATCTACTATGGGAATTAATATCCACCGTAGATGAACCTGAGCCTGTTGTATCAACTCTCATGTTTCCTTTAACAGTATCGCCTGCGGATAAACTGAGAATTTTAGTTCCTGTTTGGGTATATGATTGCACTGCTCCAATAATAGATCCCTGAATAAATGAAATATGTTCATAACCACTATTTACAGCTAAAGCAGTATGGTAATAATTATAACCAGTTTGCGTGTTCAACCAATTTATTTGCAATACAAACATATAAACCCCGTCAACAGGACAAGTAAATGTTTCATTCGATAAATCCAAATCACTTCCAACATCGTGGTCTTCAGAGCCCAAAGTTAGTGTTTGATAAGCGTTGTAGCCTATATTTGTTTGAGCGTCTGAAGCCGCATGAAATGAAGGTTGTAATACCATATTGACACTACCATCAGCATTTATCCGCATAGCTTCACTCCCAGCTACGTCAAATCTGATTATGTTTTCATCACTGCTTTCTTCAACTTGAATTTTTGTGTTAGCATCTGCATCTGAAATAGACGTTCCACCACCACCTCCACTGGCGGCTTTAATAAGACCAGAGCTTCTACCAACATTATCTGTAATTGTTCCTGACATTTTTTACCTACCTTGTTTGGTCTAAATATGAAACAGTTATGTCTACGTTGGCACTACTTGCTGTTGCGGCACAAAGGTGATCTTCATCTTCAATGACAAATTTATCATTAAAAACAAAAGTTTCATTTGCACCTACAGCTTGATCAGAAAGAAGTTCATAATCAGTTCCCCCACCTCCATCATCTATGTAAAGGTCAACTGTTTCTGCTGCACCTGCTGTTTCTGTTATGATGACGCTTAAAATCGTATAGGTATGACCATTTACGCCATTTAATAAGACACTTTCAGAGTTTGTTACTCCTGCGTTTAAAGATACTTTTAATAATTCACTTGCCATTTTTTTCTCCTAAATTAAAAACCTAAAACTAATGCTTTTCCAGTTGTTGAAATTGTATCGTTCATTGAGCCTGAAATTATTGTTGATCCTGACCCTTTTGGAGTGATGTTAATTCCAATGTTCGTATCATCTCCTGTAGCTGAAAAGGTTGGGTTATTTCCAGTAGCAGCATTTGCAATAGTAAATTCATTAACAGCCGAACCAGTTTCAGAAAACTTCAAAAGTTCTAACGTGCCATTGCCAATAGCCTGTCCGTTAACATCAAGTTGACCTCCGAGTTGTGGGCTTGTGTCATCAACTAAATCTGAACTTGCGGCAGAACCCCACTCAGGAGCATTTTCTCCAGAATTAACTTTTAATATTTGACCCGCTGACCCAATCCCTAACTTGGCAATAGTAGTGCCTGCACTTGCGTAAACTAAATCACCTGCAGTATATGACGTAAGATTAGTGCCTCCTTTGGCAACTCCTACAGTAGCTAAATTTGCATTAGGTAAACTACCTGTTACCTCATCTGTTAAATCAATGCCTGCTGACTTAATCGTAATGGTTCCAGAACTTGCCGCAAAATTATCTGAGCTAAACTGAGCAACACCTTTAGATGATGTTGAAGCATCATCTCCTGCAATAGTAATAGTGTCTGTTGCTGAACCAGTAGTAGATATGCCTGAGCCACCAGCGATAGTTAGAGTGTTGCCTGTATTAATTGTTTGGTTAGAACCACTATCACCTGCTGCTGTAAATGATCCTGCTGTTCCTGTAAAGGTAATTGTATCAGAGCTTGCATTGGTCGTTATAGCGACTGTCCCTGCACCTGCCAGTGTAAGTGTATCTGTAGCTGCATCAGCGACCACATCATCTTGACCTGATACTGATATAGTTTTGAAAACATCACTAGCATCAGAACCATCAGCACCCTTGTTACCTGTTCTTGTAAAATGTAATGCAATAGGGTCAGTATCGCTAAAACTTCCTGTTCCTGTTACGTATGTTAAAGCCAGTTTTGAATAGCCACTGGCATCAGTACTTGCACCTGTAATATTCCAAATTGCATACACACTTGGATTAGTTCGTTTTCTCATGGTTATAGTACCACGTAACGATGTTGTAGTAGAATCATCCCAACTTAATACTAACGCCTCTATATCGCCACCATCGGCATCTGCGTCATCTATATAGGCAATTGTGGCACTAGCTAGTGTAGAATTATTAAATCGTATAACCCCGCTACCAGGATCACTATCTGTAGTTGTTGTACTGTAAGTTAAGTGTATACCTGCAGCCGCACCTAAATCACCATTTTTAGTAAAGTTTACATCTAGGCTATCTGCAGCACTAAAAGTACCACTGCCAATAACATAAGCAACAGGAACTTGTGTCCAACCACTTTCATCAGTAACTGCAGCGTTAACTTTAAATAAAGCATAGGTACTTGGCGTTCCTCTTTTTTCAATTCTTACGTAACCTTTATTACTATCATTTCCATCATCCCAGGATTGTACAAATGCAGAAACATCCACACTGTTTTGATCAGCATCATCAACGTATAAAACTGTAACACTAGAAGGTGTGCCGTGATTAAAAGCTAACTCACCTGCACCTGGGTCTGCATTGCTTGTTCCTGTATCAAATTTAAAATGTAATCCTGATTGAGCAACATCACCACTGTGTGCAAAACTTACAGAAACTTCTGCATTGTTACTTATACTAGTTGTCCCTGCTACGTATGTAACATTTACCTTGGTATACCCTGTGGCATCGGTAAGACCTGTGACTTTATAAATAACTAAAGGAGAAGATGTATTAGGGTTTCCTGCAATGGTTAAATAACCTGCTGTTGCAGAATTAGAATCATCCCAGGTTGCAACCCAAGCACTGATATCATTCGTTCCATCAGAATCATCAATGTATAATAATGTGGCACTATTTAAACTGGTGTTGTTAAACCTTATAAATCCTGCACCTGGATCACTGTCTGTAGTGGTGGTGGAATATTGCATGGACACACCACCCATCATTCCAGTGTTTCCAACTGGCAAACCTAACGTGAGAGCTAGTGCGCCTGTCGAAGAAGTAAATGCAGCACTTCCTGTTCCGCTTTGCGAAGCACCGTTGCTAACAGCAACATTACTTGTGCTAATAGAAACTGAACTTACGCGACCAGTGGTAACCGTTAGTTCATCTCCATCGTCATCAAATGCTAAAAGTTTATCTGCACGGGCTGCAGCATCTTCTGAAAATTCAGGGGTTGTTAAATCTGTGACGGTTTTAGAAACCTTCAAAGTTCTGTCTAACTCTTCCTGCATTTCTTGGGTTATGTGAGTTAACTTGTCTAGCGCATCCATATGACTAGCTGCAGGGAAGGGGTCATTTTCTACATAATCTGTAGCTTGGGTTAAAGGGGTATCTCTTAAAATAACAACGGTTTCACCACTGGCAGGAATATTACCAGAAGTAAAAGTAACATTTCCCCCTGAAGCCGAACCAACACCTGATACAGTATAATGGGTAGTAAGGGTCTTAGTAGTTTCAACACCCGCGCTAGATCGAATAATAACTTTTAGTTCACTTTGGGCAAAGACTTTAAAAGTATACGCAAATGCTGCTGTACTGCCATTTCCTGAATAGCTAACTTTTAATGTTGTTGTAGATACGGTCATTCCATTAATCCTTCATATTTTTCTACTAAGTACTTTCTTTCCATATAAGCTTGCCTTAAATTTTTATGTTCATCCAAAAGTAACAACCCTTTAGTTTTATGTTCTAACGCAGCTTCATAAAACTTATTTTCTATTGTTTGTAACATTGCATATTGGTCACTTTTAGTTCCCTTAATGTAATCTCTAGTAGTCATTTTTTTTGCAATAGCTTCTCTAAAAGTAAATTCTATAATTGCACCTGTTCTAGCATTACGGCTACCTGGTATTTTTAAAACCCTTGGTGAAAGGGTAATGTCGTTTTTTGCAATTTTTGACCAATCACTTTTTGCTTTTTCACTCATTTCAATAAGTTGACCTGATACAAATAATTTTTTATCTCTTCTCAGTGGCATACCTATTCTAATTAATTCTTGCTTGATAATGCTTGGTTCTTCTCCAACCATTACTTTAAATGGAAAGATTTGATTATAAACTGCTTGCACAGGGTTGTGGTCAAACCGCGCATTGTTAAAAACTTTTTCTCCTAAAACATCATATTGCTGTGCAGCAACTTCTCTTCTGCCAAAAGGAATAACTGCCTCTTGAATATCTCTCCAATATTGCATTGCTGTTGTTGCGTGTTCTACAGAAGCTCCTTGGGTTTTTTTCAAACCGACAAGGTGGTAGGGTACTTCCCCAGTATATTTATCCTTTGGCATATTTTGCACATCTTCTATAGTATACAAATCTATAGGCTGAGAAAATTTTGTAGCTTCAGGATTTATAATTTTTGTAATGTTGCGACTCATAGAAGCTGCAGGGTTGGGAATAATTCCAGTAAAAGGAATCATGTTACCCATTGGTGAATTAACTAATCGACTAAAATCTTCTACTTCAAAAGCTTTTACAACACTTGATAAACCCATCAACATAGGTTGTTCTAAAATATAGTTACCTGTTGAAAATAACATAGCAGACATAATGTTTTCGCGTTCTTCATCAGGTGCAGTTCTTCTCATTCTTTCTACAGTTTGAGCCATTATGCCGAAAAATGCGCCTACAGGTTCAATACCTGAGTAGCTTATGTAAGTAAGTTTACCATTTGGCTTTCCTGTTTTAAGGTCAAATAATGGTAAAAAATCTCCATCCTCATCTCTAGGAAAATCTTTTCCTCTAAAAACAAAAGAATAAGGTTGCCAACCTGATTCTAATAATTGTCTACGAATATTTTTATCTCTTGGAAATCCACCAGTAATTCTACCTTCAGCAGCTAAATTATAGGTTGCCATAAACATACCAGTACCCATAGTCATTCTAGCTAAAGCTTTTGAACGCGCTGACTGACCATTAACACCTAAAAGATCATCCCGTGTTTTTTTTGTTAATGGTGATAAAGGTGTTCTTTCTATAGTTCTTAAAACAGCATTAGTTGGTGCGGTTACAAAAGGTAACAAAGTTCTAAAAATAGGGTTAGATTGAAATTGCCTTAAAACTTTCCCTATTTTTCCTAAATCAGTTGTAAGCGTATTGTAGCGACCTGTAGCTTCTAACTCTTGTCTTACAGATCGTGGGTCAAGCATTACACTTAAAGCATCCATTTCTGCTTCTTGCACAGTTTTACCTTGCTGTAATGCTAACCGTTTTGCTTTTTGTGCTTGCACATACAGTTCTCCCCGTTGACTTACTGCTTTAAAAAACTCATCAGTTCCTAGCAACAACCGAGAAGGCAAACGCATTAAGTGACCAAGTTCATTTACAAATTTACCGTGAAAGCCTGAGCGTTCTAGTTGTTGTTTTGATACACCAACATTAGACGGTAAATCTGCTCTTGTTATTGCATCTGTTGCAACATTTGTTTTAAATGAATCATAGCCTATAGAAATTGCATCTCTAAGACCATGCGTAAATCCATACAATCTTGCAAAAGCATCTTCCAAACCTACGCCTGCGTCTGCACCATCAGTAGGTTTTACTCCAACTGCTTTTTTTATTCCTCTTTCTGCTACACCAAATACTCCTGCCAATATTTCTTCAGGAAGTTGGTACAACATAAATGCGGCACTACCAAAAATATTTTTAAATTGTGTTGGTATATCTGATAACAACCCATTCATATATCCTTCTTGCCAAAGGTTGTTTGCTCTACTTAAAAAACTTCTACCTACAAAATTGTGCTTGTTTGCAGGGTTATTAGTTCTTGCTACTTTTAAATACGCATCAGCTAACCTTAGTGTTTCTTTTTCTCCACCATTTTCAGTTAATATTTCATCTGCTATACGTTGTGCATCTTCAATATTACCGCTTGCCATAATTTTAAAAGAATTTAATGCACGGGCAGTTTCTGTTTGTGCGCCTTTTAATTGAGCTAGTACCCCTGAGTGAATTGCCATTTGCCTTCTAAAAGAAAGCAGTGTTGTTGTAGGTATAGATTGATTTGCATTTTTCAATGCTTGTATTTCAGCAGCATATTTTTCTATTTGCTCTGCTGATTTTACTAACAACATTCTGCCTGCAACTAAAGTTTTTGCATCAAAAGCTTCACCAATTCGTCTTTCTAAAAAGCGTTTTGTTACACCCATTTCATCTGATAGTAATGCTAATGCTTCCGCTTTTATTTGGTCTTGACTTTTTTTACCTTGGCTAAGTGTTTGTATAGCTTCATCTACACTTGGTAAATTACTAGTAGCTTCTATTGTTGCTTTTACATCATCAGATGTTTCTAAGTATTTTAAATTTATAGTATCGCTTTTAAAAAAATCTTTTTGTACTGTAATAGCTGCTTTTTCTCTAGCGTTAAGAAATTGGTATCCTTCTTCTTCTGGTGAAAGAGAAACTAAATTAGGGTTACCTGGTTTTTGGTTTTTTATATTTGCTTGAACTGCAGCTTTGGCTGCTTTTATTAAATTATCTTTTTCTTTAGATTCTTTAACGTAAGCATAATTATAACCTGAATCAACAAAAGCATCATGTTCTTGCTGAGTTATCTTACCCTCTTTTAAAGCTTTTTCTGTTAATCGTCTTTGTGTCTCTTTGTAAGGCTCTTTAATTAATCTTTCTTCTAAAGGGGTAGGTACACGCGCAGATTCACTCTGCATACTTTGCCCTTTTTCTCCGCTTATAAACTCATCAGATGGAACTTGATCTGTTCGCTCTGCACCATACCTATAGGTTTCTCCAAGCTCATCAGGTGATAGTTCGTCTTGTAATACTCTACCTGTAGGTTTGCCTTTTCTTTTGCCTTGCGTCTTTACAAACAAATCTCTAACAAATGGAAATAGTCTACCTTTACTAGCAAGTTGCATATTAGGGTCACGGGCAACCTCTGTTGCACCGCCTTTTGAAACAAGCCCTGCAGCCTGTTCATCTACTGGTGTTATAGCCATGAAATACCTGTTGTATTATTTTGATTTTTTACGTTTTTTAGATTTGGGTTTTGCTTTAGTTTCAGGAGATAACGCTAATTCACCCACCCCAATCCCTGCTGCACCTGCAGCCATTTTACCTGTATTTGTTTTTAAAAACTGTATTACCCCTTTAGTCCCTTGCACTATTCCTTTAATAGCTACCTCGCTCAAACCAAACAAAGCTAAACCTTCTGTTGCATGGCGTAACCTATTAACATAATCAGGGTCATCAGGGTCTGTTCCAATAATTTCTCTAATGTTTTCTAGTGCTGTTCTGCTCTGTTCATCAGGGTTTTCAGCAATAAGTTGATTAATAAGTGTTTCATCATTTGGTGACAAAGCCACTGCAGGTATAACAGCATCAGCAAATAAAGACGCAAACAGTGGGTTCATGCCTTTATTTATTAAAGCTTTTCGTACTCCTAGTATTGGTGTAATAAGTTGTGTGCCTATATTTGCTCCAATGTTAACACCTTTAGCAGCCAAATTATCTGCTGTTCTTTCTCCTGCTAATTCATCTAACCTTTTAGAAAATATGTCTGCATCTTCTTGTTCTATTACCCCAGTTAAAGCAGCAGTGTTTGCTAAAAATTTTGCAGCACCTTCCGCAATGCCTTGTGGAAGTTCATCTAAAGTATCACCAACTTCTTTTAAAGATACACCAAATACTTCTATGTTTTCGCCTATTGATGAGTTATCTTGTTCTGCATCCAATTGCATACGTTTTTCACCACCTAAAATGTTAGCGGCTTTAGTTGCAACAACATCACCTTCAGGCAAATCAACATCTAAACCTAACCGAGCTAAAAGACTTTTACGCTCTGCTTCCTCCATAACTTCTTCATAGTAAGTGGTCATTGTTGTATAGCACTTTCTAAAACTTCTATTCTTTGATCAATAACTTCAAAATCTCTAAGTAAACTTTGAATAAACATATCTGTACGAAACTCAGGATTTGCTGCTTTTGCTAATTTCAAAGCTTTTACTAATACATTTGTTTTTTCTTTATAATCTGCTTCTTTCAAAGTATCTACTAAGGTTTCATCAATTTTATTTAATGCGTCAGCAACTACACCCGTTAATTTTGAGTTTTGTAGTTCTGACATACGGGCTAATTCATATACATTAAAACTAGATAATATGTTGTTTTTTTCTTTAGTGATTTCAGCAAAAGAAGCTTCAGGATTTTTAGTTTGAAAAGCTATCATTGCACGCTGTGCTTCTCTATAAGATATCTTATCAGTTTCTTTGCCTAGCAATTTTCCTTGCTCTTCTTCAATACTAAAAAAAGCACGAATATCAAAAAGTGCTAGTTTGATAGCATCATTAGTTTCATTCTTAAATAGACGAGCTACAAATTTGTAATCTTCAGGTGTTAAACGTGATGCAGCTTCATTAACCATAGCGGCAGTAAGTGTATTATTTCTTGCTGCATCTTGTATCATTTTTATTGTTTCACCATCAGTTTTACCTGCAAAAAAACTTTCTGATTCTTGGTCATCAAACCCAACCGCCCCTAAACTACTTAAATGCTTTTCCCATTTTTCTTGCTCACCAAATTTTCTAAAACCTTTATTTTTTTTGTATGCTTGGTAATGTTGTAATGCTTCTTCTGCTGTCTCACTATTTAGAAAAGCATTTGTAATATTAGATAAAGTTTTCTTTTCTTGATCTTCTATTAATTTTTCGTTCGTTAAGGCTTCTTTGTCTAAGGCTAAATCTATCGCCTTAGCTTTGTCAAAAATTTCTATACGATCTTCAGGAGCAACTTTATTTAATAACTCTGCTAGTACCTCATTTTCTTTGGTATTAGAGTCAAGTATACCATCTTCTAAATCTGTTAATAGCTCATCACGATCATTGCCTGTACGTACTCTTGTTAATAGAGTAGATTCAAATGTACTTTTATAAAACGCATCTTTGTATTTTTTAATATCTGTTGCAGATAAGTTTGCCCGTAGTGCATTAGAATTTAGTAATTGTTCTATTCTCTGAAATTCTTCTAAACGTAATTCTATTATTTGTTTAGGGTTACTAATAATTTTTTTTGCACTTAGGATTTCTTCTTCTGTGTCTACTTTAAATTTATCAACAATTTTTGCATTATTAATTTTTTCAAAGTTTCTTCTATATCCATCAGCAACATCACCAATTGCGCTTTGAAATAATTTTCGAGAGCGTTTGTTTGGTAACTCTGCACCAGATACACCTATAAGGTCTTTGATTTGCCTTTTATATTCTTCTTCTCCCAACAAAGGATCATAACCCTCAGTCTTAAAAAGATTATCTTGTATTTCTTCCGCACTACTTTTAAAAGCTCTTATGGCATTGGCACTACTGCTTTCTGCTGCCATTTCTGCTTTTTTTAAACCCCACTGTGCTAAAGCATTACCTGTCTCTGCCACTTGTTTTGCAAGGTTAGCACCAAATAAATCTGGTGTAGTTTGTATATTAGACAATTGCGTAGCTAAACCTGAACCACGTTGTGTCTCTGCTCTGTAAGTTGGTATTTTCATTTATGTAACGTATGGTTGAACGGCAAGGCCAGTAGATAATAAAGAACGTCCTGCCCCAAAGAAAGTTCCTATGCGAGCTTGTCTTCCTTGCATTTGTCCAAGTTGACCCTGCAATCGTGACATTACCGCACTGTCTTCTAATGCACGTTTATTAGCAGCAGCATTAAAACGCCTGTTAGCAATTTCTTTATCTGCTTCTTCTGCGTTTTCAATTAACACTTCTAAGGCTGTGCCTGTTCCAACTTCTACCCCAGACTTGTATTGCTGCGCTTCAATACGTGATTGAAACCGTCTAAACTGATCTTTAAAATCAGCAATGGCTAATTCTGATTGTAGTCTATTTTGATCTGCTTGTTGCTCTTGAACTTTTGCATTACGCTCTGCTACTTGTTGATTGAAGTTCGCACTAGCGTTTTGTGCAGAAGCTTGTACGGCTGCTCCTCCTAATGTAGTAGCAACGGTTGCACCAACTAAAAACGGTAAACTCATATTATTACTTTCGCAAATCTATAGTAATCACTTTTGTCACTAGCAAAGGCTTTCATGCGACCCTCATTTTTAAAACCTAACCATTTTGCAAAACGGTGGGCTTGTTTAAAATCACAATGCACGGTTGCCTGCGCTCTGTGCAAGCCATGATCACTCATTAATTTTTCAATATTGTTTTTCACAACTTTCGCAACACTAAAGGTATTGCAATGTAAACGGTGACTAGCCAAAAACCATGCTTCTCCAACGCCACTCCAAACAGGATAAATACCACCACAGGCCACAGGCTTTGCATCAATCAACGCAGTAAAACTTGTGCCTGGTTGCGTTAACTGGCTAACTAATGACCGCCAATAACTTTGTACTCTGGGTGCGCCTTTGTTTAATGGTTCTTCTAAAATTATTTCTGCGTGCGATACATAAAAATCTACCAATTGCAGATTATTCATCAAATGTTTGTACTCTTGGTATTACTGCCAATAAAGTTAAGGGCAGGGGTTGATCTTGTTGTACGACCACAAACGCATCAGTATTAAAGCCACCGTCAAACTCTACTTCTTTATCGCCTGAAAATAACGGCACGGCTGTGTCCATTGCATCGGCACTGGATCGAAAGTCAATCCTGTCAGTTTGATCTGTAGACTCACCAACAAGAACACCGACTGTTCTAAATAATCGTAACGTAATGGCATTGATCCGTTTTATCTTTCCTTGCGCTGTTCCTAACGCACTACCTCTATCTATCCGCATAGTCTGAACAGTAGAACTAAAAGGTAACCCTACATGGGCTTTTGTTGTGGTTCTTTCTAAATTTATACTCGCAGGTCTAGCAGCAACGTGTTTAGTTGGGTGTGTTGCACCGTTTGTTAAAATCGAAACTGTTTGTCCTCTAAGGTGATCTAAATTAGTTAATTGACTGGCAGCACCTCCTGTATAGGTTAAACCACTATCTAAGAAAAAACTGTCTTCAACATCATCGCCAAAATCAAAATTGTTAAAGTATTCTATAAACCGTCTAGTGCGAGTAGTACGTGTGGCAGCATAGACTGTCATTGTCCCAGTGCCTGCATCGCTAAATGTTATTTTTTTTGCAGCTGTATCGTTAGTAGCACCATCTGAGTCTATAAAAATAGAAAACACATTGGCAGAAATATTTCTCACAAAATACGTGGTTGAACCATCAACCTTAAATAAATTACTTGCGTCACCTGCCTGTGCGCCTGTTGGCGAAGTTCCATTAGTTTCAAATGTTATTTGTGTTCCTGTACTTAAACCATGAGCATTAGAAGTTATACGGTCATTTGCTGTATCAGCCGTTGCAGTAAATAACAAAGGAACATCCACAGTACGTTTTACAATCATGTACACTTGATCTTCATTAAGATCACTCGGTATACTTGCAACACTTTCTACCATGCCATGATCATAAGTTTTACTAGCAAAGGTTAAATGCGTTCCTGTAAAAGTTCCTGCAATTTTATGTCTATGCCATGCAACTATGTCTTCTTCGCGCCTGTAAGTTAAACCAACTAGCACACCATCCCTTCTAACGCACCAGATAATATTATCAGGCTCCTGCATAAGAGAAGCTTCTTTAATGCCATTCTCTGTTATGTGTTCTGATAAAATTGTTAAGTCAGGTGCAAAATAACTATCGGTATCTATGTTATAAATTAATTCTCTTAATTTTCTTTTTGCACGTTGGATAAATAAGGCAGCATTACTAACCAAAACAGGCTGCACATCTGCAGACCCATAATTGGCTTGTTGTTTAATTTGTATGTTTGTAGGGGTTAATGCCTCATCTGTATCACCTGCACGTACCGCAAACTCTCCACCACTTGTACCAACTAACAAACTTCTACTGCTCGCTAAGTACCGAATAATATTTACCTGGTTAGAACCGATAGTATAGGTCATAGAGCTTGTCGCATCTGTGCCTAAAGTAAAGTTTTCAAAATCACCACTTACACTAAAAAATAATGTTTGCGGTTGTGTACTTGTGCCTGCAAACACTAACCGTTGTTCATAAAAGGCAACCGCACTAGGAAAACCTGTTGTGCTGCTAAATGCTCCTAAACGAAAATTTGCATCAGCAGTAAGACTTCCTGTTAACGTAATTGTTGCAGACGCTGCTTCACTAACACAATCATCACTAGGGCTAAATAAAATAGTATCTTCTGTAACTTGAACAATTAAATACGTTGTATTGTTAGCACTGGTACTAGCACCAGAAGCTGTAATAGTTTGTCCAACTTTAAACCCTTGAGCAATAAATTGTTTATCACTATCTGTTATTCTGTCGTTATGTTCTAACCCAGTAGAAGAAGGATCACCCTCTACAAAGGCTAAGGTGTCACTTGCATAAACAGGAGCTAATTCTGATAACCCTAATTCATTTTCTTGCACGGTTGCTGTTACCGTAGTTGCGTTAGTAAAGGCAGTAATTTTTGCATACCCATCATGAAGCTTTACTAATCGACCAACATCGGTACTAGCAAATAAATCAGCACTCGCACTTATGGTAACTGACCCAGTTCGATTATTTGCTGTTAATGTGGTTGCTGTAGTATTTTCATCTCCCATTGGTCCGCGAATAAAATCAACTTCACTAATTGTCCAAGCTGTATGACTTGTGCGTGTTAACTTACGTGGGGCATGACTTGGGTGTGTTATATACATAACATCGGCAGATTGTGTAAATTTTAAGGCAGCCAAATCTTCTTCTGCATAGGGTGTTGTTATTTTAACAACTTTATCAACTGTCCCACCAGAAGTGTATGTCCCAAAATTTGTACTATTAACATCTGTAAATGTGTAATCTTGAATTTCAAACGTATTGGTTGTCTTATCTACAACTTTAAAGCGGTCTTCATTCAATTCCGTCATACCACCAACAGAACTAAAAAATACTTCGTCACCGTTTTCAAAACCATGTGAAGTAGCAGTTACAACGCACGGATTTGCATTTGTTGCACCACTTACCGTTTTTGCACTACCACTAACAATTTGTCCCCCGTCTTTGTAAATACGTAACGCCTCGTCACAAAATTCTAAAACATAGGCTTGGGTCACGTTAAATTCAAAAGGAACTAACCGAGACTCTTTTGAGGAGTTTTCTACCTCAGCAACAAACACTGTGCCTGGTCTACGTGTTACACCCCCTTGGGGTTTAACTATCATATTTTCTAAAACTTTTGCGCCTTTAAAATACTTTTCTAAATCAGTACGACCTTCTAACAAAGGCGATAGCTCTCCAGATGTAAACGCGCTAAAGGTTGGTGTTGCCTTCATGTTAGTACCTTGCAGCTACAAACGTATTGGCCTCAATAGACCCCGTATCAGCCACTTGATCTATACTTGCAGGAGTTCCTTCTGTAGCATCGACAAATCGTGCTTCTTTCAGTTTTCTTTCGTAAAGTTCATACAACTGCCTGGATAAAGTTGCGGAAGCAACCAAGGGATAACAAATCTCTGCAGCTAATCTTGCAGCAATTGTTTCTGTTAACAGCGTATCATACTGCACTGTGTCTTCAATTTTTTGTAAATAAATTAAATTAATTGTAGATTCATCCGATAAAATTTTACGACCTTCAACACGAAAGACTGTATCTAAATATTCTAATTGTAACACCCGCAAACAGGATGCAGGCAAAGTAAACTGGTAACCCCATTCAAAGGTAGGGGTATCACTGTCGGGTGCTAAGGTTGCACGCGCTACTAAACAATTCCAAGGGTGAGCGCGGAACACAGCATCTCTTACATTTTCGTATCGTTGGTTACAAATTCTTGCAGCCTTACTATCTTCAGTAAGCGCAATAATCTGGTTGCCACCAACCATGTTAAGAGCGGAGTTGCAAATATCAACAACAGACATAAATTTTTTCCTTTAATAAAAACGTGGCAGTCAGCAAGGACTACACCAACTGCCACATCTTTTTACGAACTAATCAACTACGTAGAGCATATAGAGTTCTATAGTTCCAGTACCTGCAGCACCTGCAAGGACAACCGTTATCGGTATACCGTCCTCGTCAGCATCTACAACAGAAAATTTTCCTAATGCTGTAGTAGCTGCAATAGCAACTGTGGTTATAGAAGTACTAGCTGCTGCTGCTTTGTATTCATCAACATCTAACGCTACGGTTGTGCCGTCAGAATCTTTATAGGCTGCGTGACCTACTGACAAAGTAGTAGATGATCCTAGAGCATCATGTACTAATTCGCCTGATATAATTCTTGCACCATTTGGTAGGTTAAACATTTCTATGACTTCATCCGCACTTAGTGAGGATGCTTCATACAAACCATAAGCTAATCTAACACGTCCACCAAGTTCATTTGGTTTAATGAAACCACTTGGATCGTCCTGATCCCACGTAGTTTTTTGAGTTGAATAAACTGTACCCATAATTCAATCCTTTCCTACGCTGATTCATCGCATGAAATTTGAACGACTTTATCTTCTTCCATCCTAGTAGCACCAAACTGCGCGCAGTAGTACACTTGGGTTGAATAGGATTTGTCGCTTCTTTCATCGATGCGTGCTGTTACGTCTTTTGAGACACCTAGTTTAATTCCACCTTCTGCAAATGCAAAGCAAGTGCGGATGTTGGAAGCCACTGCTAATCTTGTACTAACAATAAATTCAAAACCAAGAAACGTATTGATCTCACCTTGAACTAATGCTTTTACACTATTGAAATCCGCAGATGTTACAGATGTTACACCTAGTAACGCTTCTAATTGGGCAGGACCAACAATCATGTAGCGTTTCAAAGATGGGTCTACGTCTGCATCATCTAAGATTTTTTTAGCAGATAGCAATTTAGCCAATGTCATATCGGCTGAACCATGTGCAATTTGATTACCTGCAGGAAGCGAGGTACTAGTAGCACCTGCTTTACCTGTTTTCGCTGTACCTGTAGCTGCGGTAATTACAACATCGTCCATAGAACGTCCGATTGCAAAAGCTGCAGTTTGAGCATACTGAGATGTCGGATCAGCTAACATTTTTACTTTGTCAGCAGTATCGATCAGATCAGCCCATTCATACTCGTCTAGTGTCACCATTCTTCGACTATGGGGTGTTTCCATTACTTAATTTTTCAAAATAGTGCGCTAAACTATTCCCGTCTTTCGACTGCTATACATCGCTGCATAGATAAGATCATATCATAGTCTTTTCAGACTCTAGGCGTTTCGAGTTTGCTTAAACTCTACTCTGTTCTCACAGATGATCGTTGCACCTTCCCGTTAGGGCTTGGCTCAGGATTGTCTCATAGAGAGTTTCCCTGAATTAACCTAGTTTTTCGAGATGTATTTCTACATCAAGCCGCTAATGTTAACGGAGTATCACCATGTCGAGTGGTTCTCTTCTGTGCAGCACTTGATCCAATTTGATCAAAGAATGCTTTTTCGCCTGTTACTGCTTCTTCAGAAACGGCACGTCTTAGACGTGATCCTCTCTGTTGAGACAGTAACTCAACATTACTTGCAAACTGTTGCACAAAAGCTGTTGTTACTTGTGTAGACACAAGTCACCTCTCTTTCTTTTGTGATTAAAAAATAAATAGGCTACCTGGCACACGCCAGACCCTATGCACTTTAAGTCTGCACAGACTAACTTTACTTTAGTTACAGCATTAGGACTGTTAAACTACACAGCTACCCTACAATAAACTCTCGTAATCTCATCGCTTCATCGACATACCATTGATGCTCAGGATGACGTTCATCCCAGTACGGTGTATCGGTAGCGGTTAACTCTCGTAATTTCGATTGCGCTTCATCAGGAGCCATAACCCCTGAGCCTTTTTCGCCAACAAAACTATCTTCACCTGTTTTATCTGCAAGGTATTTACCCATATTCGCTAACAGCTTTACCATCTGTGGACTGTCGCCAACTAAGGAACCATCCGCTAATCGCATATCAGCTAGGGTAGTGTCACCAAATTCCTGCAAAACATTACTGGCTGTTTTAACGCGCTCATCATACGCCTTGCCCCATTCTTTTTTTAGGGCAGTAACAGACTCTTCTTGTAAAGATCGAAACTGAGATTCTTGTATATCTTCTTGCGAGGTAACTTGACTTTGATACCATTCCGCTAATTTTTGTGCCTGCTTGTTTGATAGCCCAACACTATGAGATGTTTGTTTAAAAGCATTAAGAAAATCATCATTGACTTCTTGCCCTTCACCAAACTGTAACTCATAACCTTTTGCTTCTTCAGGTCTACCTAACTTAGCATACACATTAGCCCAGTCTTCATCTGTTGCGCTCTTTCGTGGTATTGCAATCTTATCTGCACCTACCATTGATTGCGCGTGCAAATAACTGTTTGCTAATGCGCCAACATCTTTAATATCTTTTAATCCTTCGTGACCGCGTATTTGTTCGGGTAATGATTCACGCCAATCACTTGTGGTACTTTCACTTACGTCAGACGGTGCTACCTCTTGCGAGACATCCGCTCCCTGCTCTTGGGTGTCAGTCATCGTTTACTCCTTTTCAGTTTCTGTTGGATATTCTCTGTTGTCCTCTCTTAGTAATCCCATTAACGCCAACACTATGCTGCGTTGACCTTCTCTATA